GAGTTTTTGAAATGGCAAGGGGAGCGCATAAAGCACAAGACGATAAGACTGGTGGCAAGATACATCCAACACAAAAACCAGTAAAGTTATATGAATGGTTACTTATGAACTACGCTAAAGAAGGAGATAAAATATTAGACACCCACTTGGGTAGTGGTTCTATTGCGATAGCTTGTCACAATTTAGAATACGATTTAGAAGGATATGAATTAGACAAAGACTATTACGAAGCAGCTACTAAGAGATTAAAACAACACCAATCACAAATAAGGATGTTTTGAATAACGACATAGTACAAGAATTTTACTACCTTGCCTTAGCTGACTTAGCACAAGGAGCAGCAATAGAAGAACTAGAAGCTGCAATAGCATACTACGAAGAGGTAGAGGACTACGAAGCGTGTGCAGGGATTCTTAAAGCTATTGAAGAAGCAAAATACGATACAATACAAACAATTAAAAAACGATTAGATGACATTAGAACTTATCAAAGAAACAGTAGAAAGAATGACGGAACAGAAGATTGACCGTCAATGTAGAGATAGAGAAGTAGTATATGCAAGAGCAATGTATTTTAAACTAGCAAAGCAGTACACGAACTATCCACTAAACAAAATAGGTAAAATAGTAAACAGACATCACGCTTCTGTAATACACGGCATAAAACTATTTGACGATGTAATAGCTAAGTACGAAACAGACTACTATCAGATATACGATAGGATAACGCTAAACCTAAAGAAACGACAACTGGGTTCTTTACTAAACCCTGCATTGTACTACCGTGAAAAATACGCTAGGACATTACTAGAACTCAGAAAGGAACGACACAAGTCAATGGATTTAAAGGAGCAGTTGATTAACAACTTGATATAAATTTTATTGTTATAGTAGAATCATTAATGTTTTTTTTTGATTATGGACAAGAGAAAGTTTAACGGTGGCAACAAAAATGCAGGTAGAAAACCTAAAGCAGAAGAGGTTGCGCTTATAGAGAAGCTGACTCCATTAGAGCCATTAGCATTTGAAGCATTGATGAAAGGGTTGGAGAAGGGCGACTTTAAATACGTTCAACTGTTCTACAACTATTACGCAGGTAAGCCAAGAGAAACAAAAGACATTACCATCAACGAGGACTTACCGTTGTTTGTGGATTAGGGATAACTAAAACCCTACTCTGCAATTATAATGCAGGTAAAAAAAACAAAAGCACTTACAACATTACGCACCCTTAGCAATAGAATCAAAATTGTTAGGGGTGGTACTTCGGCAGGGAAAACTATCTGCATCCTGCTTATACTTATTGATTATGCAATAAGAAACGAAGGCAAGGAGATTAGTGTAGTAAGTGAATCAATCCCACATTTGCGTAGAGGTGCTTTGAAGGACACCTTGGGCATCTTGAAGGGACTTAATAGGTACAAGGACTCCCAGTTCAATAAGAGTACCTTAAAATACACATTTACCAATGGAAGTTATATCGAATTTTTTTCAACTGATATGCCTGATAAACTGCGCGGTGCGCGTAGGACTGATTTGTATATTAACGAGTGCAACAATATTCCTTTTGATGCGTATCAACAGTTGGTGGTACGAACAAGTGGAGAGATATGGTTAGACTATAACCCATCTGCATTGTTTTGGGTTGACAAGGAACTAATAGGCAAACCCGATACAGACTTTGTAACACTTACATACAAGGACAACGATGCACTACCCACCACAATAGTACACGAGATAGAAAAGGCAAGGGACAAAGCTAAGACCTCAACGTATTGGTCAAACTGGTGGCGAGTATATGGACTGGGTGAAATAGGAAGCCTAGAGGGTGTATGTATTCCCGACTGGAGAGAGATAGACACAGTGCCACAAGAAGCAAGGTTACTATCGTACGGAATGGACTTTGGTTACAGTGTAGACCCTACCACATTGATTGCTTTGTACAAATGGAACGATGCTTATATATTTGATGAGGTGCTATACAAAAAGGGTATGTTAAACCGTGACATAAGTCGTTACCTTGAAATGAATGGCATAAGGGAAAACATTATAGCGGATTCAGCAGAACCTAAATCAATAGCTGAACTAACCCAATACGGACACAATGTGTATCCAGTAAGCAAGGGAAGGGATAGCGTAGTATATGGAATCAACCTCATCAATCAAAACGAGATATACGTTACAAGCGGTTCTAAGAACCTTAAAAGAGAATTACAAGGTTATATATGGGCAAAGGATAAAGAAGGCAATACGCTGCAAAAACCAACTGGTGCGCATCCTGATTGCATTGATGCTGCTAGGTATGTATTGACAGACCAATTAGAAAACCCTAATAAGGGGCAGTATTTTGTTTATTAGTTGTTAATTAAAAAAAAGGTTGTATATTTACAGAGTAAAACAAAAACAACTAAAACAAAACACAATGAGATTTATACCAAAAAAAGTAGAAGGAAAGACACCAAAGCAAGTCGCTTTAACACACAGAAATAATCTCTTTGCTATTAAAGAGGCTAAAAAAGTATTTGATGAGCGTTTAATTGCCGGAGAGGCTGAATCGGATGAATTTCCCAAGCGCTGGACTAGTGACATTGACGAGAGAATCTCAGCCGTAATTGAGTTCATTCACGAGGAGGGAATGAGAGAAATAGATGCGCTTCTTGATAAAATGGTTGAAAAAGGAATAGTTTAATTTAATCACAAAAATGGGGTAGCAATACCCCTTTTAAATTTATATATTATGAGAATACAAGACACAGTAGAGTACAAGTTGGTAAAGAAGATTACTTCAAAGGATAACCGTAAGAACATAAAGAAAGCAGTCTTAGGCGGTGCAATGTTAGTTCTTAGCGCATACGCAATGATGTATGTAATGATGTACCTTATGATAGCTATTTGGTATGCTTGATGCCTACGAGAACATACCGTTTCACGAAATACAAGCGTGGTGTTGGTTCAATAAGATATACGTTGTGCAAAAGCCTACAAAGCGAGGGTACAAGAAAGATGGACACCCAGTAAAGCTGATTGTTGATGTGGATGGTAGAAAGAAGTACGGTAAACAAGAATACAAACAGAACGCAAAAGAACTGTACGAAAAGATAGAAGAATTATACCGTGCCTACTATGGGGCTTATACATAGAGTTTTTTTTATTTGTTAGTTTGACCGCTTCCTTAATTGGTGGCGGTTTTTTTGTTTTATACATATTGCGTTTTTATTTATTGTTATTATATGAAAGTTGATATTTTAGTTCCAAGCAGTTTATCGGAGATTACACTTGAACAATACCAAAAGTTCGAAAGGATAAACACAGAGGAAAACCAAGACACAAATTTCCTAATGCACAAGATGGTTGAGGTGTTTTGTAACCTTGACCTAAAGGATGTGGCTAAGATTAGATTTAACTACGTTAAAAGCATTTTAAACGACCTTAACGGACTGTTCAATACAGAGGATGAGTTAATACCTACCTTTACACTAAATGGCGTAGAATACGGTTTTATTCCTGCGTTAGACGATATGACGTTAGGCGAGTACATAGACCTAGATGAGAACTTTAGTAGTTGGGAAACGATGCACAAGGCAATGGCGGTTCTTTACAGACCGATTACATTAAAGTCTAGGGACAAATACCACATAGAAGATTACAAAGGTTTAGAACTATCGGTAGAGATGAAGCGGATGCCTTTGGATGTTGTAATGAGTGCGATGGTTTTTTTTTATCGTTTAAACAACGAGTTGTTGCAAACTACCCTGAACTATTTGAGTCAGGAATTTCCGAAACAAATGACTATGGAGCAGCGTCAAACTTTGGCAGAAAATGGGGTTGGTATCAAAGCATCTATGGAATCGCTAAGGGGGATGTTACGAAGTATGACGATATAACAAGAACCAACTTCCATACCTGCCTATTGTATTTGGCATTTGAAAAGGAAAAGGTTGAACTAGAAAGAAAACAGATAAAAACAAGATGAAAGGATTTTACGACTTAACGGACAAAATAAAAGACACACTACAAGCAGAGCCGTTTGTTAATACTGTCACCTATGGCAGCCTTGACGATATAGACCTCAACAAGCAAACTATATTTCCATTGTCGCATATTATTGTAAATAGTGCAACCGTAGGAACGCAAACGATGAGGTTTAGTATTAGCGTACTATCAATGGACATTGTAGATGAAAGCAAAGATGAAGCTGCTGATTTTGTAGGAAACGACAACGAGCAAGACGTACTCAATACACAACTAGCAATACAGAATAGGCTACTGGCTTTGTTACAACGCGGTGATTTATACACCGACAAATACCAAGTAGAGGGTGAGGTTACTTGTGAGCCTTTTGTAGATAGATTTGAAAACAAGTTGGCAGGTTGGGCGGCAACCTTTGATGTACTCATTCCAAACGATATGACTATATGCTAACCAAGGGGCAAACAAGAAAGGCATTAGAATTATTCAAGGGTGTTGTTTTGAATCAAAGCAGGGCAATGCTATCTAAAAAAGGTAAGAATGTTAGCAGCAAACTGTTTAAAAGTTTAGATGGCGATGTAAAGGTTAGCAAAAATTCACTTAGCCTTTCTTTTGTTATGGAGGACTACGGTATATTCCAAGACAAGGGTGTTAGTGGTACAAAGAAAAAGTATAATACTCCTTATAGCTACACAACTAAAAGACCACCTGCAAAATCATTGGAGGACTGGATAAGTAAAAGAGGGTTTCAGTTTAGAGATAAAAAAGGAAAGTTTATGTCTTACAAGTCGATGAGTTATATTATATCCAATAGCATATTTGAGAAAGGAATAAAGCCTAGCTTGTTCTTTACAAAACCATTTGAGAAAGCATTTAAAAACCTTCCAAACGAATTAGTAGAAGCATACGGATTAGACGTTGAAGATTTCCTAGCTTTTACACTTAATAACAAACGATTGAGATGAGTACAAAAATTAACGTAAGGAGTCCATTCTATATTAGCTACGAACCACCAGTAGCGGTTACACCAGTTTTCGATAAAACACAAGCGAACCCAACTGGATTTCAGATAGACGATAATGGGAATATATCAATACCAGTTTTGGACTATGGTATTATTGAGGATATAACTTCGGAAGATGCTGACTTTGTAAATGATAAATTTGCAACTGAAACGAGCGACACAAATAGAACTATTGTTATCCACGTTAGAGTACCCGAAGGATTTAGCAATAGTGGTGATTTAGTGTCTATGGAGGTGGATGCCTTACAACCTGCAACAATCGCTGATTGTGCTACTGTTGTTACGGCAGATGGGGTTAGTGTTGGTGTTAGTTTAGACACTGGCGGTAATAGTGCTAATGTAGACCTTAGTGCAAGGTTTAGTGGTACTGGTACAATTGATGATTATATCGTTACCAATTTACACCCTTCCTTTTTTGATACTATTATAACTAGCGCAGGAGTGTTGACGGTTACGAGTAAAAGCCAAGCAGGAACGTATTTTGCAACTGTATCGGCACTTGATAATGACACGGGATGTCGTGCGCACAAAAGCGTTACAATTACCTTAAATTCAGTATTGACGTTTGGCACTAACGATGCTGCAATATCGGGAGGGGAAATTAAACCCGATGGAACTATTATAAGTCCTAG